AAGCTGCACAAGGATGGCGCGCCCTGGCATTCCGCCGGCACGACTGATAAGACGCAGCTTGGCTTCGGCGGCTTGGATTGCGGCACGCAAATCGAGGTCAGGGTGCGAGCCACGCCCACGTACAGTGACAAGCTCGGCGAATGGTCGGAGGCTTTCGTGGCCACCGTCGAATCGGATACGACGCCATGCTCCGTGCCATCGAAGCCTGTCCTCTCGTCCGAATTGGGCGTGGTGACCGTCCACTGGGATGGCAGGACAAGCACTGGCGCGTCGATGGAATCGGACTTCGATCATGTCGAGGTCGGCGAGGGCGTCGATGCGGCCGGCATGACCGTCATCAGCGCAAACCAGTCCGGTCAGGGCGATTATCTCGTGACCGGCCTGGCAGCCGGTTCACAGCACTCCTACGCCCTTCGTTCGGTCGACCATGCGGGCAACAGGTCCGACTGGTCGGCCATCGCCTCGGTGACGGTGGCTTCGGCTGTCTCGCCTGAAGAGGTCAAGCAGATCCAAAAAGACCTGGCTGACAATCAGACGGCGTTGAAGGACAATGCGGCGAAGCTGTCCCAGGCGCAGAAGGACATCCAAGCCAACAAGTCGAATCTCGACGCGGCGTCCAAGTCGCTCGCTCAGGCGCAGACCGATTTGTCGCAGGCGCAGAAGGATATCGCGCAGACCAAGAGCGACCTGACCACCGCGAATGGCGAGATCAGCAAGGCGAAGGAATCCGCCGCCCAGGCGTATGCCGAGGCCCACTCGAAAAACCATACGTTTCGCGGGCCGGACGAGCCGAAGGACAATCTGATCGTCGGCGACCTGTGGCTCAAGACGCAGAAGTATTGGACGCGCTGGAAGGGCGAGAAGAACAATTCGCCCAGCCTCATGGCCGACTTTTACACGTACTGGCAGGGCGAAGCCAATAATTCTCCTTCCGTGCTTGTGCCCTTGTCCGATCGTGTGATTGACACGCTTGTCTGGGATGGTGCCGCTTGGAACCACATGGGCTATGCCGACGTGGAGCGCAATGCCGACGAAATCGCTCAGGCGAAGTCCGACATCGCGGATAACGCCGCGAAGACCACCGACGCCAAGAAGACCGCCGAGAATGCCGCTGCCGCCGCCAAGAACGCTCAAGGCACAGCTGACACGGCCAATGGTGCGGCGAAGACCGCGCAGGATACCGCCAATGCGGCTACCGCTGCCGCCAAGAGCGCGACCGCGACCGCAGGTCAGGCGAAGAGCGCCGCCGACGCCGCGCAGACCGCCGCCGAGAGCGCGAAGAAGACCGCTGGCAATGCCGAGACGCTGGCGAACACCGCCAATGAGTCCGCCAAGTCCGACGCGGCTTCGGCTAAGACGGACGCTTCCGCCGCGAAGACGGATGCGGCCAATGCCAAGACCACCGCTGCCAATGCGTCGAGCGTGGCGACTCAGGCCAAGGCCACCGCCGATAGTGCGGCTCAGTCCGCAACCGATGCGGCCAATGCAGCGCAGAAGGCCAATACCGCTGCCGCAGCCGCAGCTGGCGTGGCTAACGGCAAGGCCGACGTGCTTATCCAGGGCACGGCACCGGCCACGTCGATGCGCAAGGCTTCGACCTTGTGGATTGACACCACGAATGGCGCGAACACGCCGAAAAGGTGGAATGGGTCGGCTTGGGTTGCTGTGACCGACAAGGCCGCGACCGATGCGGCGAACGCCGCCGTCAAGGCGAATGATGCGGCCAAGACCGCTCAAGCCACCGCCGACAAGGCTTCGACCGCTGCCGCCAACGCGGCTTCTCAGGCTAATCAGGCTCAGGCCGCAGCCAAGAAGGCGCAGACAACCGCCGACGGCAAGAACCTCATCTACCGTGGCCCCGACGAACCGAATCATGACGGTCTGAAGCCGGGCGACATGTGGTGGCGCACGCAAAAGTATTGGACGAGGTGGAAAGGCGAGAAGAACAATTCGCCGTCCATGCTGGCCGACTTTTACACCTATTGGCAGGGAACGCCGAACGCTTCACCAAGCGTCTTGGTGCCGCTCGCTGACCGCGTGGTGGAAGTGTTGACTTGGGATGGTACGCGCTTCGAGCCATTCGACCTCGTGGCGAACAACATCCTCGCTGCTGGGACGGTGGCCGCGAAGCATCTCGCCGCCGATAGCGTGACCGCCGAGAAGGTCAAAGCCAATGCCATCACGGTGGACAAGCTCGCAGCTAACAGCGTGACCACTGAAAAGCTGGTGGCTGACGCGGTGACCGCCGCGAAACTCGCCGCCAACTCGGTGCAGGCTCGGAACATCGTCGCACTGGCCATCACGTCCGACAAGATCGCGGCCAATTCCGTGACCACGGGCAAGCTCAAGGTCACCGAGGACATGACCGTGGCGCTGCTCAACGTCCACAAGATTCAGGCGTCCGACATTGCGGCTAATGCCGTGACCACTGCCGCTTTGGCTGCTGGCGCGGTAAACGCCGACAATCTGGCCGCTAATTCGGTCAATGCGTCCAAGATTGTGACTGGTGCGATCACCGCCGACAAGCTCGCGGCGAATTCCGTGACGGCTGTCAAGATCGCGGCTGGCACCATCACGTCCGACAAGGTGGCGGCAGGCCAGTTCAAAGGCTACGTCTTTACAGGCGCCGTCTTTGAAAGCTCCGAGGCCGAGAACACCGGCATGAAGCTCAACGGCACCGCATTGCAAATGTGGGACAGCAACCACAATCGCACCGTCTACCTGGACGGCGAGGGCAAGTCGAATGTGCTGACCGGCACTTTCCAAACCCGCACGAGCGGGCACAGGGTGCGCATCAGCCCGGATTATCAGACCTACATCATCGGCGGATCTGAGACTTTCACCGGTGATGGCATCGAATTCCCGGCCTACAACGGGTCCACCGCCTACTTTTCGCATCCGGCCATTGCTTCTGTCATCCAGTCGAATCAGGTCGGCGCGATGGGCGAACTGGACTTGTGGAGCGGACACGTGAGCAAGAACGACCCCGCCGCGTTCATGTCTCTCAGATCGAAGCCGCGCAAGAAAGGCGGTACCGGCAGCGGCGGCGTCACATCCAGAGTGCATGCCGTGGCGAACACGGATTACGACGAGCCGGACGAGAGCAAGAAAAGCAGCGCTTTCCTCACTCTGTCCGGCGATAGCGCGAACGGTTCGGAGTGCTGGCTCGAAGCGCAAGACGCGAACGGCGAGGTCGGAGTCGGCGCGAACATCGGCACCGGATACCTGCATCTCGGCGGCTATCTCGGCGGCATCACGAACCGTTTTACATTCCAGGCCCAGGCTGCGTGGAAGGCGTGGTATCCGAATCCCGGCTCGAAGATTGCGACCGGCGCTTCCATGCAAGTCAATTGCACGTTCAGCCCGACGAAATACGGCCACTATTACGTCGTCGCTAACGCGGACAGCGATTGGGCGGGCATCATCGCGCACCCGGCCAATACGGGCGGCCAGAGCGGCTTCACATTGAAGCTGTATAACGCCGACCAGCCTTGCCCGGTGGATGTTTACGCGGAATTCCTGGCTTATTTGGTCAAATGATTGGGGGCATATTGTCAGCGACTTTCGAAATGGATGATAACGGCTTGTGCATCATCCGCTGTAATCCGCCGGTGAACGGGTCGGACAGCTTCGTCTTCGCGCCTGACGTGATTGCTTCGTGGAAGGCTTTGCTTGGGCTTGTTTCGACCCGTGAAGCGATCGCCGCAATCATGC